AAGTAGTAGGAGAATCAACGTAAGTCCCGCTTACTTCAATCTTCGGAAACTGCTTTTTCAGTGCTTCTTCAACTCTTGTATATACTTCATTTTCACAGTCAATCATACAAAGCACCTCTTAGCGATTTCTTCAAATCTCTGCTGTAGTTCTCTCACTGTGAGATACATACTCATGTTTGCCGGGTTTCCGTAAGTATGAACCATTCCTGCGTGTTTCCCTTCTGTGATGATCTCTCCATTTGTTCCCGGTTCTCCGTTGTATCTCCACCCTTTCGGGTTACGTCCTAGCTTATATCCGTATTCTCCGTGAATCATTCCGTTTTGAGCACCTTCCGGGTGACTATTTGGATATTTAATACCAGAGCCAAACTCAATGAACAGAACCGAACTTCCGACTGCTACAACTGCGACTTTGTTCTTCTCTTCCTGCTTCACAGAAACAAATACATCATTTGTACCGTCATACTGTGCAGACTGAAACTTTGCTGTAGCAACCTGCGCTCCCATATCTCCAAGCTCTTTCAGAAATTCCTTCGTACATTTTTCAAGCCATTTCTTGTACTCTTTAACTTCTTTAATTGCTTTATTGATACTGTCCTCTGTAAGTGACAAACGAATGACTTTCTTACTCATGATACAGTCACCTTGCTTATTGCATATGAGATACAGTTCAGAGACTTTGCTACTTTTCGTATTCTGTAATCTGGTAAAGGATTTCCGTCTGCATCCTCCTCCGGAGATTTATCCACAAACAGAACACTGTTTTCATCAATCGGACATTTCATATCGTCCGTAACAACTGCCTTGTCATAGCTGTCTAGATTTCCAAACATTTCTATCTGTGTCTTGCCCGATGCAGGAGAAACAGAACACATCAATTCCTTCGGTTCAGAGTACGCTACAGTCTTTTCACCCGTCTTATTTCCGTCTTCATCCAGAACATCTTTTTGTCCTTCGTACAGTCTGTAGTAGATTGTCCGGGTATTACGGTTCAGAAGTTTCATTGTGAATCCTCCCCGTCATAGGCGTTATCCGTCTGAGAAGTGATGCAGGAATATCACCGCTTTCATAGCTTCGGGAAACACCATTCTCTTTGTGAGAAGTTTCTCCCTCTGCTCCACGCTTGTTCAGCATGTAGGCGGCTACTTCAACGTGTACTCCGTCATACTTCTTTGGAAGTTCTGTTTCATCTTGAGAAAACGGATAAGCGTGATACAGAATCACGTTTTTCGCAAGCAATAAATAAGTGGACAGCGTGTCAGCATCAGTTTCACCCGTCATACTTTTCAGCATTGCGATTTTCTCTGTGTCTGTCATACTGTCCACTTCCTTTCATCAGCCCGCAGAAACAGTGAGCTTGACTGCCTTAGTAGCATCCGTAAGTGCCGCAAGGTAATACTTTCTAGACCAGATAGTGTTCTCTCTGGTATCAGAATTTCTATCCTGCTCTACCTCAACACCACGCTTATTGAAAAGCGTAACTGCATCGGGAGTGGCAACATAGATGGTTCCTGCCGTTGCGTCCTTCTTTGTGTAGAGAGTTACACCACCGAGAGTGCCGACATAGCCGCTTCTCACGAAAGACTCAACATATTTAAGTTCGTCTGCTGCGTTCTTTCGGATAGCTGCCATATCCTTCGGATTCACGAACGCAAAGCACATAGGCGCTACGCTTGCCGGGTCATTATCGGCATACTCAATATTCAGCTCTGCTACTGCATCTGCAAAAGCTCCAAGGTCAAACTTCGTAGCAGTTACAGTCTTAGTAGCCTTTGCGAATTCTGCATACACATCTGCATTGACAGTATTGAACATATCAACCGCCATGTGCTGAGTACCAACGGGAACAAGCATCGGATCAGTCATTTCCTGCTCATCAAAATACTTGAACCTGTTCTGAGCAAGCAGGATGGTGTACTCCTTCTCTGCGTAGGAAACCTCAATGTCCTTTGTGTTTCCCTCACCCATTGCCAGCTTTTCAGTACCATTCGTAGCCTGATAACAGTTAATCTTCTTCGTCATTCCTGCCGTACCTACAAGGTCGTTATCAACCTTGCAGAAGGTCTGCATATCAAGCATGGAGTTGTACTGATCTTCGATCTCGTTAGCCAGTACAAAATTGTCATAAATTGTATGTGCCATTACTCATTTCCTCCTGTGTTTTCGGTACTCTCCTTATTGTCTGTACCGTCCTCATAAAGTTCCTTATATTCATCCGGGTTATTCTTAGCAAATTCAAACCGCTCTTTCAGAGACAGCTTACGAAAAGAATCGTGTGTCATTCCGCTTACTCCTGCTCCCTGCTCCGAACCAGTCTTAGGACGGGGAGTACCCTTCATTGCGTCTGCTTCAATCTGCTTTTTCTGAGCATCAATGAACGCTGTCTGATTCTTCATTACTGTATCCATATCGCCGTCAGCCATTGCCGTTGCCATGCTTTCCGCTAGCTTCTTGTCATATCCCATAGAAATAAGCTCTGCCTGTCTCTGACTGATTGCAATATTTCTCTTGAGTGAAGCATTTTCCTCTGTCAGCTTCTTCATGTTCTCTGCGATTTCAGCTGCTTTCGTTTCCTCATCCGACTGCTTAGAACGTAACTGCTTCTTGTAGTCGGCAGCTTCGCTGTTTGCCTTAGAAAGCTGTGCTTTTAACTTCTCCACTTCTGCGGAATTGTCAGTCTGCTTTCCTGCTTTCAGCGTTTCAAGTGCAGAAGAAATTTCATCTTCCGTCATTCCTTCCTTGTAGGAATCTCCCAGTAAATCTTTCAGATAACTCATTGTGCTTCTCCTTTGCGTGATTATGCTTTCCCTAGCAGTTTCCGTTTTATCCTCTTGTCTGAGTTTGCGATTTACGCTTTCCCTAGCGATTTATTAGAAACAGGAATACCCTGTTACCAAACATTAGATTCTAAACGAATGACGCAGCGACAATTTACATTGTTCTCTGGTTTCTCAAAGTCTCCGGGAAACCTTGCCAAGTCTCCGTCAAATGTGTAGAACTTTTCGTCAAGTCCTGCTTTCATACCTTCCAGATATGCGTGTGTATCACGTACTCTATCATCTAGCATTGTCTGCCAGGCCTTTTTAACAGTACGTGCAAGCCCTTTAGCGTTCTTGCGTCCTTTGCTTTCATACTGTTTTGCACCGTCATATAATGCGTTGTTATAAACTCTGTGATATTCAGACGTTACAAGCCGCTGCAGTGCAGATTTATTGTTCTGATTCAGCGCATCAGCGATACGGTCTTCAAACGTCTTTCCTGCAATATTCAGATAAATAGCGGCATACATCAAATCTTCATCAATGCTTACATCCCATAGCATACGATTTACGGCTTCAATTCCTGCCTTATATGCAAGAATAAGAAAAGACAGAACATTGTCTGTGACTTCCTTCTTCCTGTCCTCTATAGCCTTAGTCGCAGTAGAAGAGTAAACATAAGAAGTGAGCTTGTTCAGTTCGTCAAATCCTGCTATGTAATCTTGAAATACATAATCATTTCTCTGTATGCTCATTTCTTCTCCTAAAACAAATGAGACTGTGAGATTTAATTCTCACAGTCCCATTGGACTAACTCACTCCGTTGAATGAGTTTCAATCTTTAATTCGCATCTTTCTTTTGATCTCCACTACTACCACTTTGCCCTGCTCTATCAGAACTTCCGCTCTGTTGCCGTGCCGTAGAATTGTTTCGATCTCCGCTATTACTGCTTGTGTTATTGTTGGACTCATTCGCTATCTCCTGTTGCTGAAACATTTCCTGCTGTTTCTTTTCCTGCTCCTTCGCATATTCGTCACTGAGTGTATATGCAAGATCGCTGTCTACAAACAGTCCGCAGTGCTCAAATGCAAGTCTAGGATGAATCTTTGTATTCTTAAGCATCAAGTCTAGCACTTGTGCTTTCTGGTAAATGTTCTCGTAGTTCCTCCGAGTAAACCGAATTTCTACGTCACTTACTTTGAGCTTCATGTCCCGCAGCGTATGACAGATTCTTAAAATCAGTTTCAACGTAAGCCGCTCTGACTTCTTGAACATAAGCTCTGAGTCTTTTGCTCTTGCTTCAGCAGAACTCCATCCGTCACGCATGATGACGGCAGAACCAGTATCAGAAGTAGACGTGCCACCATTCCTGTTCGGCATACCGCAGATAGTAAGTACCGTCTGATACAGATGGTCTTGCAACGTCTGAGTCTCACCCTGATTGAGAGATGAAGTAAGATACGTGACTTCTGCTTTCATCTGCGGGTCAATGTCCCGGTACTTTAACGCTCCCTCTTCCCGGAGTGCGTCAAAATCGTCAGACGAAATATCCGTATTGTGAAACAACATGAGTGCCTGTACAAACTGTTCCAGTCCGTCAAGCCGATTGCTGTCTGTTGTATTGATTGCATCCAGCAACGGGATAACAAGCTCAAATGCTCCAAGCCTAGCAATGTTCAGCGGATATTCGATAATCGGAATCATACCGAGAGGATTTCCGGAGTGAGTTTCAATCGTCCAGTTTGTCACTTCCCAGTATTCCGTTTCCGAGTAGCAGGAATAATGCACCACGCTGTGTTCATCCACAACGTACTTGACACCAAGAAGCGGCTTATTTCCCAGTCCGTTTTCATACACAACAAACGTGTTTCTAGGGTCAAGAGTATATATCTCAAACGGCGATTCATCCTCTTCCTGATCTGCCATAGCATCCGGAAGAACCATACGGAATGCCGTACCGCAAATATGGAACCAGTCTGCAATCTCCTTGTCCTTTGCTGCTTTTTCCTCTGCGAACACATATTCGTTGAGCTGTGTAATCGGTTCGGTAACATCTTCACTGTTTCCTCTGGAAACATACTGAATCGGTTCGCCCATGAGATAACCAGACTTGAACGTTACAATCTCATTCGCCCGATTCTCTACAATCTTGTTGCAGATTTCCGGTCGAACTTCCTTCTTGCGCTGTAGAATCGGCTGTCTTCCCTTGTAGTAGTTGTACAAGTATTCAATCTCTCTCCGATTCTTCCAGTGAGTAGGGAGAGACTTACGCAATACGTCAATTATGTTCTCACTATTCACTTCGCTGTAGTCTGTAGTAATCATCCGTCTGCCGTGAAGCTCCATGACGCAGTTATCCTCCTTCCCTACTATCCTACTTTTTATTATAGCAATTCTTCAATACTTGTCAACAATTTATGTATTCATAACCATTGCAGATTTTAGCAAGGACGCTTCATCACTTCTACCTTTGCTCCTACAAGTCCACGAAGTTCGTTTTCAAGCAATGACAAACTATCTACGGCATCATCGTGTGGCACTTTTCCGCTCCGGGTATAAGTTATCACCTGTTTCATAAACTCTGCATACTGAGAGTTTCTTGAATATTTGCTACTGTCAAGAAAATAGAAATTCTTTAGAATATTGTCAGACGCAAATTCAATGCGTGTCTGTTTATTGCTGATTGTACGCTTTGTCCGTACAGAACACTTTCCTCCTGCATCCTGCATCAGCTTTTCCACGTCCCGAGCAAAGTAGCTTCCGGCATTGTTAGACTCAAACGTACAAGCCACAACCTTGTGTTCCATGAGTTTTTTCGCACACTCCGGCTTTGTGACTTCGGGCGGTGCATCGTCAAATACTACATCGACAATGTAGACTTCATCGCCATACACCGCCGCTATAGGCATAGCGCAGTAGTCTTCTCCCTTGTCAGCAGTATCACATACAGCAATCACAGAATCCGGGTCACGGTCAATCGGAAGTTCAAAGAACCGATTCAGTTCTCCCTCCGGGAAAAGAATTCCTTTTGCTTCAAACGGCTGCTGCTGAAACTCTGACTCCCACTGCTCCGCAGAAAGCATTTCCCTTTGATCTCTGAAATACTGAGTCGTGAACACATTTCGTCCTTCACGCTCATACTCAAAATTACTTTCATCTGTCACCGGGTCAAGAGCGGGAGTTTCCATAACGCACATCCGCTTTCCCTGCCTTTTCATTTCCTCCTGTAAGTGTCCTATCGGGTCATACAGAGAATAGCGTGTACCACAGATAACAATAGGCGTACCCTCAATCGCACGTCCGATAATATCACCAGAGATAACTTCCCACTTGTCATCCAGTCTCTGTCTGTTCTTCGCTTCTTCCCTTCCCTCTACACAGTCATCCAGATACAGAAGGTTCGTAGCTTCGGACAAACCAACCTGTCTTGCGTCAATGGAACGACACATGACCGTAGGAAATCTTGACTTGTGCAAAAGATTAAGCGTCTTTGTGTCCGCATTGGTCTGTACTAGTTTCGACTCCGGGAATATATCGTAAAAGTGATAGTCG